TATAATTCCAGACTGGAGAGGTCTAGATGAAAGATTATATGATCAATATGAAAGAGCGTCGTTAGAATGGACTCCATTACAATTCTCAATAGCAGATCAAATCAGTGAAAAAATTAATTTTGCAACAAAATCAAGAATTTATACAAAATGTGAAAGCTGTGATGGGGAGGTCACAGCAGAAATTTCCTTTCCCGGAGGATACAGATCCCTTTTCATTATTTCAAATATCCTTGAGCAACTATTTTGATATTAAATTTAGACTTTGGGAAGAATTTAAACTCTCAATAGATAATTTAGAATCTCTTCCATTTTATGAATATCAACTATATGTAGATAAGCTTAATGAAAAAATAGAACGAGAGAATAAGAAATCCGAACAGGGAGATTTAGTAGAAGCATTTTCATTTTCAAAGCCAAAAAGTTAACTTTTTGGCTTTTTAGGTATATAAATAAAAATACATTTTGGCAGGAGAAACAGGAACACAAGGATCAGAATTTCCAATTTTTAAATCTGGAGAAGGTGCTTTCGATAGAGCTAAATATAAGCAAGAAGAAAGTGCAATGATAACCCCTACGGGGCAATTAACGGGAAAGGAAATAGACGAAGATTTAAAAAAGAAGAAGAAATCTGCAGATGAGGTTATAAAAGAAGCTAAAGCATTCTATAATGAATCGTTTGAAAAAAATCTAAAAGCTTTAGATCCTGCTTATGATCCTAAACTTATTTATTATTCAGAAGCTTACGATGAAAGCGGAACTGATAGAATGGATATTGGTGAAAAAATAGACAATGGAGAGGCATTAGACGGTAAGGAAATTTTTGAAATGTCCAAAGGATCTGCTCAAAATAAGATAGGAAATGCACAAAAGCTTAAAACTGGTAGTGTAACTCAGATAGTAGAAAATTTAGGGCTTAGAAATATAAAAGAGTACGAAAAGTACGATACAATCAAAGGAGAATTTGATAGTAAAGTAAAAGATGATAAACTTAAATTTGATCCATTATTGGATAAATTTTTAGATATTCTATCATATTTTAATGGGGATGGTGGCCCAATGACTGTACAAAAATCTGCAATTCTTTTTACACCAGAGAATAACGCTATAATATCTGCATTTGCTAAAATACTAGAAGCTGAAGGGTTTGCTAGTGAAAGCGTTGTAAACATGTCCAAAAGATATGATGATAATTTAGCTAAGCTTATAGATAAATCTAAAGGCGGATCCATAGAGTCAATGAAAATGACTAAAGAGGGAGATGTTGTACCAGCTACAGGACCTACAGGAGCATCTACAGAAACTAAGTTAGTAGAAAAAACAAGTACTACAGAAGGCACAGGAGGAACTACAGGACCAGCAGTTTCATCAACAGAAACTAAATTAGAAGAAGCAAAAAACACTACAGGAACTACTGGTGGAACTACTGGACCAGCAGTTTCATCAGCAGAAACTAAATTAGAAGAGACAAAAAACATTACGGGAGGTACAGGTACAGTAAACTCTGAACCAGCAAAAATAGATACTGTAAATAATAATAAAGAAAGTAAAGTTAATAATTTGCTTAAGGATTTATTTGGTATAGATTCAGGAGCTTCCAGTGGAACTGGAGGAACTGGAGGAACTGGAGGAACTGGAGATAGTAAAGCTAAGACTGAAACAGAAAAACTTACAGAAAAAAAAGCAGAAGATATTACAGGCGCTCCTAAAGGAGTAACGGGATCTACTGTGGGAACTGAAAAAAAAGAACCGGAGAAAAAAAATGAGGAGACTAAGTTAGAAAATAAAATAGATAATAAAAATGATAAAGTAAATGAAACTTTACCTGTTTCTACGGGTAAGATAGAAACAACAACACAAAATTTATCTAGTGTAAGCACAATGGTAGAAAAGCCCAAAGAGCCAGAACCTAATACTGCTACCACTACTAATACCACTACTAGTAATACTAGTTCTGATAACGGAAGCTCTGGAAGTACCACTACAGAAGTTCCTAAGAGCGAAACTACTAATAACGAAAAAAAAGTTGAAGGAAATAAAACAGAAGGAGAAGGAAATAAAGAAATGTTAGATACTATGAAAAATATGGTATCATTACTGACACAGCTTAATAGCACTATGCAAGGACCCTTAATTGTTACTCCAACTAATAAAAAGTTTCAATAGGGGATTTACTTTATAAAAAGTATTTTCTATATTTGTAAAATAAAACCTAAAATAAAAAAGTATGAGTAAAAACTATGAGATTTCGAAAGAGCTTAAACAGGCATCGGCTCAATTCCTTAAGGAATATTCGAACTATGAAAAATGTCTGCAGAATTTAGAAAATGAAGAAAAAATTGGATTTACGGAAGATGAAGTTAATGAGATATTAAATCTCCTTGGTGCTTTTAGACTAAGAGACGTGTTTTCTATTGTAGAACGCTATAAAATCGAAGTCGTACCTTTAAAAGCACAAGCTGATGATCAATCAGAGCCTACCGCTGCAGAAGCAGAATAAGATCGATTTATTGTACTTAAGAATGGCCAAAGTTTGGTCGGAAAATTCTCACTGTAAAAGAAGTCAGGTAGGATGTCTAATAGTCAATAATCGTACAATTATATCTGATGGGTATAATGGAACTCCTTCAGGATTTCCTAATCAATGCGAGGATTGCGATAACAACACCATATCAACGGTTTTACATGCAGAAGCTAATGCTATAACGAAAATAGCTAAAAGTACAAATACGGCGGAAGGCGCTACATTATATGTAACCCTATCTCCTTGCTTCGATTGTGCTAAACTTATAATTCAGGCAGGAATTAAAAGAATAGTTTACTCGGAAGTTTATAGAAAGACAGATTCTTTTAAACTTTTTGAACAAGCAGGAATAGAAATAAAAAGATTAGAAATTTAAAAAAATTGGAACTAAAATGGCAGTAAAAAACATTCAAGAATTGGCAGAGAGCTTTATGAGAAGCTCATCAGAAAAAGATTTTGTAGAACTATACAAAAGAATAAAACCTGGATTATTAAATCATTGTAAATCTATTTTAATAGAACAGGAAGCTGCAGAAGATGCTGTTTCTAACACAATGGCTAAGATCTGGACTAAGATCACTCAGTATGATTCAACTAGAGGTAATTTTTCTACATGGGTCTACAATATAGCTAGGAACGAATCTTTAGTTATTAAAAAATGTGAAGATAGGTATATGCCTATTATAAACGAGATGGTTAGAAATTCCGATGATTCTGACGATCATGTATTCAGATCAAGTTCAAATGTAGTTCAAGGTGACACCACTTGCGACTATATAACTACTGATAATGATGAGATGGAGGATCTTTATGATAATGTTATAGAGAAAATGAGTGACCTACCGGAAATTTATAAAGACATTCTTTATGATAGAGAAATTCTAAGAATGAAATATCAAGAGATAGCAGATAAACATGGAATGAAAAAAAGAGCTATAGCTACAAGAATTAGAAGAGCAAGATTAAAAGTCAGAGAAATGTTTCCTGGAGTTAATTTAACTTTTAATAATTAATGTAACTTTTCTTATAGTATAATCTAAAATTAAGAAAAAAGTTATGAAATATCCATTTAAAAGAGTTATAATAGACATAGGTAATTATTTCTTTGTGAGAAGAACTATAAAGAATAATATGAGTTCTATAGAGTGGAATAAATTTAAGCTTAGAGTAGATTGGATTGGAAGAATTTATACTGTTGTAAATCTTCCGCCAGAAGTAATATATTCTCCAGATACACCAGAAGAAATAAGACCTGCATATGTTATTGAAGAGTCTAAGCCATTAAATGAGTATCTTACTGGATTAGGATTGTCTGAAGTTATTTTACCCGAAATAACACCAATACCAAAATCAATTTCTTATCTTATTACATACACTCCAGCTTTTCAAAGATTATCATTGAGATGGATTTTTTATAGAATTGGTTTAATCTTAGTAATTAGTTATCTTCAATACAAGTTCGGATTCTTATCATGGATAGGTGGTCTAATAAAATCGTTATTTGATGCCATCTTCTAATATAGAAATTACAAGAAAAGCTTACCCATGGGGTAGAGCATATATCGTTGAGGGAGCTTCTGAAGCTCCTTTAATTTTGCCATCTGTTACTACTGTGCTTAAATTATTAAAAAACGAAAAATACGAAATGCTCAGAAAGCAATTCGGAGATAAGAGATGGGATAAGATATTACACGATGCTGCAGAACGAGGAAATGTAATGCACAGAATGCTAGAACTTTTTCTTCTTGAATGGGCAAAAGAAAAAAACGTAGACAGATCGTTAAAGAAAGCACAAATATTTGCAATAGAAGAATCAAGAAGAGATGAGGGTAAATTTTCTAAATACGTAGATAAAGGAAGAGATCTTTTTTGGAATTTTTATCACGAAAAGTTTTGGGAAAATATCTTAGAAGTTGTAGATAACGAAGCTTTCTTATACACAACATTTAAAGGAGGATGGGCTGGTGCGTGCGACTTTGTTTACAGAGATCTGGAATACAATTTAATAGTAGAAGATTTTAAATCATCAACTTCTTTAAAAGACGAAGAAGATATATTAAGTTATAAATTACAAATAGCAGCTTACATGTTTATGTGTGCTGAAAAATATAATGAAGTTCCTAAAGTTGGTAAGATACGTATAGCAAATGAGCAGACATCTGATATACAAACATTTGAAGTACATGATTATGAATTAAAAGATTACCTTTCCCAGTTCATAGATTTATGTGAAAAATTCAGAGAAATTAACAATATTTAAGAAACTTTCTATTACAAATAACCTATAAAATATAAAAATACAAAATGGCAAAAATAGCGAAAACACCGAAAATGGAAGTGATTAAAGAAGAAGCAAACGAAGCTGCTCTCGAAAAATATCTTTCTAATGTTGATCACGATAAAGTTAATTCTATCAAAAAAGATCTAGAGGATTACAAAAAGAGTCTAGCAGGAAAAGAATATGCTGTGTCTATGACACCAGAGATTTTAGATGTATTTCTAGACTACATGAAAAATGGAGTTCAGTGGAGATCTAAAGAAGCTCTTGGAGTTAAAGAGATTTTAAAAAGTATAGAGAGAACAAAAAAAGAAGGTATTAAAGATGGCGTTGCTTATTTTAATAACCTAGAGGTGGAAGCTTCACATTATTTTATTTTAAAAATGGAAGGGACTGGAGAAAGCCGAATTGATAATTTCGTAGCTCTTTGGAAAACTTTTGAAGAGACATTAGTACTAATTCAACAAGATAACTTGGTTGTTAAAGATCTTGAGCAACAATTAGCTGCTGCAGAGCAAGGATTGGAGCTAGCATAATAAACCTTATACCCTAATATAACAAAAGACTAGAAATATTTCTAGTCTTTTTTTTGTGGATATATATGTCATGAAGAAAAAATTGTTACCGTGGATAATAACACTTTCAGCACTGTCAGTTTCTGGATCTGCTGCTTTTTATTCTGTATCGGGTTTAGGAAAAATGTTTGCGGGTGCATCCACACAAGTTATGGTTCTAGCGGGAAGCTTAGAACTTGCAAAATTAGTAACTGCATCATTACTTTATCAATACTGGAAACAACTTAATGGATTCCTTAAAACTTATCTCTCTGTAGCCACCTTAATATTGATTTTAATCACGTCTGCTGGAATTTACGGCTTCCTTTCATCTGCTTATCAAGAAACTGCATTTAAAGTCCAGAATCAGGATAAAAACATTGAAATATTAGATAAGGATATCGCGGTCGTTCAAACAGAGATTAAGAATTACGAATCACAGATTTCACAGAAGAATAGCAGATTAACGCAGCTTACTACAATAAGAACAGGTCTACAAACAACACAAGATGTCCTTATAGAAAAATCAAAATCTACAACAGCTATTAGAAAACAAATTAATGATGTTGATTCTGAAATAAAAAGAATGGATTCAGAAATATCTGTAATGAATGATTCAATATCATCAAAAAATAATAAAATAGGAGGTATTGAAAGGAATAAATTAGGAGTTTCATCAAACTCAGATCTAGCAAAAGAAGTAGGTCCTTTAAAATATATTGCAGAGCTCACTGGTAAAACGTTAGATCAAGTTGTGAATTGGTATATCATTGTACTAATGTTAGTTTTTGATCCTTTAGCAATTGCTTTAGTTATTGCAGCAAACTTTGCTTTTGAGATAACCAAAGATAAAGAAAACAAAATAGAAATAAAAAAAAACAAAGAAATGAAAGAGAATAAATTGAAAAAGTTTTGGAGTAATCTATTTAAGAAAAAAATCCAAAAAAACCAAGAAGCAATAGTAAAAGAAACAAAAGAGAATAAATTAAAAAAGTTCTGGGATAATTTATTCAAGAAAAAAGTACAAAAACTGCAAGAAGAAAATAGCGGAATACATCACAAAAAAGAATATGTTATAGATTACAGTGAGACAAAAAATGATTCGGAAGGTATTATATTTATACCTCAAGAAACTGTAATTGAAGAGCCTAAAATTATTATAGAACCAGTATCTATTATTCCAATAGAAGAAAATGTGAAAGATATAGAGAATAAAATAGATGATACGGATAAATACAAAGATATTAATCTTTCTTTTGAAGAACAAAAAAAAATTAGAGAGAGATTTAGAAATAATCCAGAGTCGGACCTTTTAAATTAAGATGATAAAACCTGTTTATACAACAAATCCTGTTCATATTAAATATCTAGATTGTAATCCCGCAGTCTATAGGAGGATTAGTTTTCAATCGTGTAATTTAGATATTAAAGAAGGTGCAAACGTTCTATCTACTATATCTTTATGTGATTTTAAACTTGAATCATTAGGGAGTTCTGAATTAGGTGGTTGCGGTGGTTCATTAAAAAAGAACATAACTTTAAATGCTTTAAGTACCTATATACTAACAGCAAGTGAAATTGGACAAGCACAAGGAGAGGTTCAAATGATAGTGGTAAAAGCTACGTACCAAAAAAATCATCGAGAAGAGGATAGACTTGTATACTGGGAATATAAAGGAAACACCTACCCAATGCATAATTTAATGATATTAACAGGCAGAACACAAGCAGAAATACCATGGCAAGGGTGGGATTTAGGATATTATTCAAACACTCCACCAAGTCCGGTATTTAGCCCACACACATATCCACCAATAGCATCGCCCGATTTATCGTTCGGAGGAATTATGTTCAGTAATCCTAGCAACACATATAATACTGAACTAGAAATATTTGTTTTTAATTAATGGCTACACCACCTATAGTATGTGATACAATACAGTTTGAAGGAGCAATATTTCAAAGATGTAACTTGAGTGTAATAAAAGGCACTACGGTTCTTAGAGAAATAAGTCTTTGTGATACTAATATAATTTTGAATAATTACACATCTTTTAATGGGTGCATATACAGTAATTCAAGTCTTATTCTTAATTCTGAAGGATTAGGAGAGGTATCTTTTATAATGATAAAAGCAAGTTACCCATCAACACTTCCAGTATATAATAGATTTATTAATATAATTTATAATGGATCATATTTACCAATGTCAGATATAACATTATTAACGGGGAATCCGTCAGATCTTTCCCCATATTTTTTAGGAAGAGGTTGGGATTTAGATCCAAACGGAAGTGATATTGAATCCCCTTACTTTGATGAAGGAGGTATGTTATTATATAATCCACATTCAGTTAGAGTAAATGTTGAGGTTATTATTGGGGGAAATTAAATAAACGAGATTGAAACTTATTATTATAAAGATCATTAAATAATAACAAAGAGGAATCTAGAAAAGAATAGATATATACTAAAAAAGCGAATTAAAAATGGAAAAAAATATTAATCCAGAGATCAACAGATTAAACATGGAAACATCTAAGCAAGCAGCTGATTCTTTAAGAGAATGGGCAGGATTAGGTGCTTCTCAAGCTCCTGTTGCTTCTTCATTTCTTAATGGCTCAACTGCTCAGCACTTAAACGAATCTGCATTTCCAGATATGTCAACTAAAGCTTCTAAAAGAACTTCTTTCAGCTTTGGTGTTTTAAATACTGTTTCAGCATTAAGAAACTCAAGCTTAAATGAATTACCAGCAGGTAAAATTCTTTTAGAAAAATACAATTACTTACTAATAGAAAAAGGTATTTCTGAATCCTTTATTATTGAAGAATTGTTAAACGATCTTAGCTCTTTTTCTTGGGAAAATTCAGTTAAACCAGTTTTAGAAAACTTAACAAATACTTTTGAAAGTAACAGAAGAGAAGTTGAGGTTTTAAAAACTTACGAGACTATTAAGAATAATTCAGGAAAAGAACTTTTTTCAGATGCTACAGACCAAATGAAAAATTGGTTATCCTCAGAAAAAAGAAGCTCAGATACTTTAGTTCACGGATTAAAAAGATTTGGATTTAACCCGATGGTTAGAAATTTAGTTAGTTTCCTTTCAATTTACGAAAATCAAGGCACTAGCAAATTTAATGTTGGATTTGACAATAATATTTGCGAGATCAGTAATATCTATTCTCCAGTATATGTTAACGAAAATGAAGTGGTATTTTACTCTTCTGGTAAATTCTTAAAACTTCAAGAATCTGAAGGAACTATTTTTGAATGCGAAATGGAAGAAGTTCCTGCTGAGCTACAAGACAAAGCTTCAATCTTAGCTGATAGAGACGTTAGAGTTGAGAATAACAGAATATTATTAACACTTGGAAATAATAAAATCGAGATCTCTTTTGCAAATGAATCAAAAACTATCTTCTTTGATGGTAAAGAAATTAAGGAAGAAGATTTACCGCTTGCAGTAAGTGTTTCAACTAATAACTTATTGGAAAATTCAAACTACAAGATCAATAAAGCAATTTTTATTGCTAAAGTTGCTGATGAGATTATTGATTTGGATTTTGGTAAAAAAATTAAATCTAAAGTTTATGAAGGTGTAGAAGCTAATATATTTAAAATTGGCGCAACTATCTACGTTCAAACAGTTAATCCAGCAATGAAATTAAATAAAATCTACGAAGCTAATGCTACTCAAGCTATTAATATCGTTAAAGACTTTATTAAATATGATATCTCTGAATCTTTAACAGAATTCTTAGATGGCGAAGTAGCTTTCTTAAGCGTTATGAAAAATGACAAAACAGAAATCGTTAAGAATATTGATATCTTAGAAAGCGAATTAAGAAAATTAGATGTTGTTAAGGAACAAAATCCTCTTATTGCTAATTCTGATGAACTAATATCTTTAGAAGAAGGTATCGAAAACGAAATCGAATCTTTAAAAGACAGATGGAATCAAATCAATGTAGAAATTGAAAGATTTGAAAATAAAGCTAAAGACGTTTCTTCAAATATGAATGAAGATCTTGGATATCCAATTGATACTGAGGTTAGAGTAAAAAGAAACGGCGTTAAAGGCAGAGTGATTGGAGTAGACGGAAGCTCTAAGACTTACACTATATTATTCCAAGAGGGTAAAACAGGAGAATATTTCTTCTCTGATGTAGAAGATCTTACTGATGAAGTTAACAACTACGACATTAAAACTCCTGATTTAGATATTGAATACACTGACGATTTAGCTAATGAATCTAATCAAAATTTAGCATCTGCACCAGGAAATAAAGGAGGTAGTTATAAAGATAAATCGGTTATGAATTTATCTAAAAAACACATGGCTGCTGCTCCTAATAAAAAAACAGGATCATCTCCTAAATTTATAGATAATGATTCAAATGCTAATTTTGGAAAAACACCTAAGTCTGGTAAAAGAACATCTGAAACAGGAAACAGTGTAAAATCTGGAGCTAGTAATTTAGCAAAACTTCCTAAAGGATCTGCTGGTAAAGGACAAAACTTTATTGATGGATTAGAAAATTTAGATTTAGCTAAAGCACCAAGTGGATCTGTTAAAGGATCAGCTAAATTTATTCAAGATCTTAAGAATATGAATCTTGCAATTAAAGAGAGTCAAAAAAATTCGCACATTGAAAAAGCTCCTGCAGGATCAAAAGAAGTACCTAAAAAGTTTATTGAAAAAGAAGAGAGAGCTAATTTAGCAGATGCTCACGGAAATTCCAATAAGAATGGTAAAAGATTTGCAGAAGCAGATTCTGTAGCAGCATTTGCTACTACACCAGGGAGAGCATCAAAAAAAAAGTAATTACGAAGAAAATAATTGAGTCTGTTGGCCAAAAATCCGAAGAGGGTATTGGCAACAGACTCAATTTTGTTTTAGATGATTTGAAAGATTGTCTAGCAAAGATAAAGGAATTGGAAACTTCTAGCGAAGAACACGGTAAGATAGGTATAGAAACAATTAGAAATTCGAGGATAAATTTGGAAAAATTAAGATTAAATTTAGAAGATCAAATAGAGAAACTCCAAAATAACAGCCCCGAAGCACAATGATATATGTAAAAAACAAAGAGCTTAAAAGAGCTTTACAAGAAAGCAAAGAAGTAGGAAAACTCACATCCGAAACTGTGCAAATGTTTACTTTAATAGTAAACGGAATGTCTAAGACCCATTCATACAGAGATCACGAAGATCGCGAAGATTGTATCTCATTCGGATTAGAGGATTTAATAAAATACTGGAACAGATACGATCCAGCAAAATCTGATAATCCTTTTGCTTTCATTTCGCAAATAGCACATAATGGAATGAAGAAAGGATGGAAAAAAATATATCCACCTAAAGCTCCTAAAACTATACCATTTTCAAGAATCGTAAGAGAAGAAAATTCCAATTATAATATATAATTGTGAATGGACATCAAAAAACTAAAGCCGAATGGTAAATGGAAGTCTGGTAAATACTACCCTACTAATCCAGAAAAGTATATTGGTGATATTCATAATATAATTTATAGAAGCTCTTGGGAACAAAGATTTTGTCAGTATTGTGATATTAATCCCAATATAACTAAATGGAGCTCAGAACCTACAGGTATTCCTTATTGGAGTCCAATTGATAAAAAAGAACATAAATACTTTGTTGATTATTATATCCAGGTATTAAAAAATAACTCGGTAGAAAATTGGTTAATTGAAATAAAGCCAGAAGATCAGTATGCTTTACATATGAGGCCAAAAGAGCCTACAGGTAATCTTACGGAAAAGAAAATAAGAAGCTATAATGAAAGACTCAAAACTTGGATCACAAACAGATGTAAGTTTGAAGCAGCAACAAGATTTGCAGAATCTAGAGGTTATAAGTTTGGAGCTATAAACGAAACCTTTATAATGCGATGAAACCTTTTAAAACACAATTTGAAGATTATAAATTATCAGTATCTGGTCTTTCGTCATTAGCCGAGGATTCTTTTATGCACTGGTTTAAAACATTTGTAAATAGTAAGAGCCAATTTAACCCTTCGAGTTTTTTGTCAGGTAAAGTTTATTCATTAGAATATAACGACCAATTAGAAAAATCTAAAAAATATATTAATAAAAGACCCATAGTATTCTTTACTGGCTTTAAAAGCTACGAAGATAAGACAATATTTTATGGTATAGATTTAATATTGCTGTCTCCTCAATTTAGAATTCCTTTTTTTACAAGAATACAAAGTGTTTATCAAGAAATCATAGAAAAGAACCAAGAAAAAATCGGCAGGGGGGAAATTAAATCACAGGTTCTGTTAAAAACAGATTACGAAACACTTGACACTATTCTTAAAGGAATAAACTATAAACATGCTTATAGAGCATGGGATTTAAAAAAAGTTCGTGATGTTGTGGAAATTCCTTACGAAGATTGGACTAGAATAGTATATCTGGATACTAGGTCAATTGAAGGGACCCAGTTAAATGAGATATATAAGAAAAATTTACAGATCTAATGGCTGGATTTACAGATGATAAAAAAACATTCTTTAGTGCTATTATAGATAGCGTTAAAAAAGTTGGCAGTTTTGGTATGTCTTATGAGGATCTAGTGATTAAAAATTCACAAGCAGTAGGTGTAAGCGAAGCACAATTCCTACAAAAAGGAGGTATTAAAGATGAGGCTTTCTTATTCGGTTTAAGAAGAGCAGATACAACAACTAAGCAGTATATAGCTTATTTTGATAAAGATTATAAAAATAAAAAGCATTACTTACAAGGTTTTTCACAGAATCCAGAGATTGAATTTATTTTAGATACTATTTGTGATGAAGCTATAGTGTATGACGAAAGAAACTTTTGGGCTTACTTCTCATTTATGCAGCACGATGATGTTGATGAAGAGACATACGATAAAGTACAAAAAAGATACAAAGAGATCTATAATCTATTTGGATTTAACCAAGACATATTAGCTTGGCACTTATTCAGAAAATTCTTATCCGATGGTATATTATCTTTTGAAATAGTATTTGATAAGAAAGGTAAAAATATAGTAGGTTTTAAGGAATTAGATCCTGCTTCTCTTGTACCAACAGTAGAAGCACAGCCTGACGGATCATTTATAGACATATGGATTCAATATCCAGATAACCCATCTTTGACTAGAAAGCTTTATGATTCGCAGATAATTTATATAAGTTATGCTAAAGGTGGAGGTACAGCAGGTAGAGTAAGTTATACTGAAAGATTAATTAGATCATTCAACTTACTTAGAATTATGGAACACACCAGAATCATCTGGAACGTAATGAATTCTTCTTATCGTATGGCAATGACAGTTCCAATTGGAACTAAATCTCCGCAAAAAGCTAAACAGACTCTTGGAGAGTTAATGTCAATCTATAAAGAAGATATTAGATTAAATACTGATAGTGGAGAATTATCAGTAGACGGAAAACCCAAAATACAATTCTTTAAGAATTATTTAATGCCTTCATCTCCTAACGGAACACCAGATATTCAGCCTTTAGCTGGAGCAGGTGATGCTACCGCATTCTCCGATACTACGGTATTAAAATATTTTGCAAATAAATTAAGGATGGATTCTAAAATACCTGCTACTAGATTCGGTAGGGAAGAATCAGGATCAGAAGGTACTATTACATTTACTGCAGAAGGATTAGACCAAGAAGAAATTAGATTCGGTAAATTTATAAACAGATTAAGGTCAATATACCAAGATATTTTAATGAAACCATTATGGGTTCAATTCTGTTTAGATTTTCCTAATCTAAAAACCGATTACATTCTAAAATCTGAATTCGGACTAGACTACGTTAAGGAAAATATGTTTAGAGAAGCCAAGGATATGGAGGTAATGGTAGCAAGAAAGGATCAGGTTATAAAAATTTCAGGTCTACTAAATTCCGAAGGTAAAAAATACTTCAGTATGGATTTCTTAGTTGATAGATTTCTAGGAATGAATAACCAAGATATTTCCGATAACAAAAAAGCTAAAGAAGAAGCTGCTGATAAGAAAAAAGAAGCTGCAGGAGCAACAGGCGGAACACCAACTGAAGACGAAGCACCAGCTGAAGGAGCAACAGGTGAAGCACCAGCTGAAGAAGAAGAAGGAGGAGAAGAATTTACACTATAAAAAAATATGGCAGGATTTCTAGATAATATTGGAAAGTTTAATCCTAATATCTCAAGGATATTAAAATCAATTAGTGGTTTAGGATCTTTTGGTATGGAATATAAAGATATGGTAATAGAGGATTCTATGGCTATAGGTATTTCAGAAGCTAATATGAGAGAAAGATTTGGATTCTCTGGAGATGACGAAGATTTTATTTATAGTATAGCTGCACAGGATACCACAAATAAAAAATACATAGCATACTTTGATAAAGATTATCCATTCAAAAGAGATTTTCTTAGAACATTTGCACTTAATGCTGAAATAGAATACATCTTAGACACTATTTGTGATGAAGGTATAGTTTACGATGAGAAGAACTTCTTCTGTCATCCTGCAACCATTAATATGGAATTAAAGGATGACGTATTAAAATCCTTAAGAGGCAATTTCAGAAAACTTTATGTCCTTCATAATTTTTGCAACGGTATAACGGGATGGCAATATTTTAGACAATTAATTGTTGAGGGATTTTTGGCATTTGAAATCATTTATTCTAGTGACGGAAAAGAAATTGTGGGATTTAAAGAATTAGATGCTATAAGTCTTACACCAGCTATAGAAAAAAAACCTGATGGCACAAGAGAAACTATCTGGTGGCAGTACTATGGTGAAACTACTAGACAAAGAAGATTATTAGATGCACAGGTGATTTATATCTCTTACTCTAAAGCTAATTCAGTTTCAAGAATATCTTATACGGAAAGATTAATTAGATCTTTCAATTTGCTTAAGATTATGGAGCATTCAAGGATTATCTGGAACGTAATGAATGCCCAGTACAGAATTAAAATGACAGTTCCTATCGGAAGTAAAGCTCCACAAAAAGCTAAAGAGACTTTAGGAGAACTTATGTCAGTTTACAAAGAGGATATTAAACTCGATACCACATCAGGTGAATTATCTATAAATGGAAGACCCGATTTACAATTTTATAAAAATTATCTTTTTCCACAAAGTGGTGGCGAATCAGTAAAAGTGGAAACAATTAACGGACAAGGACCAAATCTGAACGTAATGGATTCTGTGGTTTATTTCTATAATAAATTAAGACAGGATTCAAAAATTCCATACAATAGATTCTCTTCTAGATTCGGTGTTAGTAGTAGCAATACATTTAAATCTGGTGCAGATGGTGCAGAAAGGGATGAAGTTAGATTTTCTAAATTTATAACAAGACTAAGATCTATCTTTCAGGAAATTATGGTTAAGCCATTATGGATCCAAATGTGTTTAGAATTTCCACATCTTAAAGACGATGCAGAATTTAGAAGTCAAATAGGTGTTAAGTTTGAAAGCGATAACATGTTTGGTGAATCTAGAGAGATTGAACAACTAATTAAAAAAGTAGATTTTGTAACTGCTTTAGGAGAGGTAAAAGAAACAATAAATGAAGAAGAAGTTCAATATTTCAATCAGGATTACTTAATAGAAAGATGGTTAGATTTATCTAATGATGATATTAAGATGAACAAATTTTATGTTAAAAAAGCAGAGGAGGAAGTAAAAGCAGGAGCAACTGGAGCAGCAGAAGGAGCAACTGGAGCAGCAGAAGGAGCAACGGGAGCAGAAGGTGAAACTGGAGCAGAAGAAGAAGAAGCATCTATTTAAGAAACTTAGTATTTTATAACAAGTATAATAATAGAAATCATTTTTATTATTTAGTAGGTATTTCTACATTTGTTTAAAATATATCGGATGCAAAAAGAGCTTAAAATTTTATTAGAAATTGAATGTTTGTCAGGAAACGGTTCTCAAAAAATCAAGCAAGATTTAATTAAAAATAACTATTCGAAAGAATTAGAATATCTTCTTAAGGTTGCGTTAGACCCATTTTTAACTACCAAATTACATAAACTAGAGGTTTTGGAAGAAAGTCCATATCTAGTTTCTGCTGACCAAGACATATTTGAAAGATTTAAAGATCTAACAGAAAGACTTTTTATAGCACCTGCAGCAAATGATAAGTTTAGAGAAGAAGCTTTTGAATTAGTTAATTGTTTTCCTCTTTCTGTAGAGGAAAGAAAAGTATTATGTAAAGTTCTAACCAAAAGACTTAATATTGGTATAGGAGCTAAGCTCATCAATAAATCTTTTGGTAAAGAAATTATACCAGATCCAAGTCTAATGTTAGCTCAAGATGATGAAGACGAAATAAAAAAATGGAGTCATATTATTTGTGAGGAAAAATACGACGGCGTACGAGTGATAGCTTTTGTTTCTGGCAATGAGGTTAAATTCTACACTAGAGCATTTAATGAAATTCCAAATCAGTATTTAGAAAAAATCGGAAATGAATGTTTGTCCTTAATTAAAAATTCAGGATTACCTGGTGATTGGTTTTTTGATGGCGAGCTAACAGATCTGAATAGAAAAAGTGTATCTGGCAAAGTCACACAAATGTTAAAGGGTAAGCCCATGAATGCTATAGGTGATGATCTAATCTATAATGTATTTGATTTAGAATATGCAGATACTCTTAAGACGGGTAAAGGTATCATTCCTTTTAGTATCAGAAGGTCTACGTTAGAGGGAGTTTTTAGTACATATAAGACCACTTCACTAACACTTGCAGATTCTTTCTTGACTACAGAAAAAGAAGACATATACGCTTACTATAAGAAGATCGTATATAATGGTGGGGAGGGTGTTATTCTTAAAAATCCAGAACATGTATACGAATGTAAAAGATCTAAAAATTGGATTAAATTAAAAGAAGTAAATGAATGTGATTTAGTAATCACTGGCTGGTATCCAGGAGAAGGAAAAAGAGAGGGTTTTATTGGTGGATTCTTTTGTAAAGATTTGTCAGGAACACTTAAAGTAAAAGTTGGATCGGGATTTACAGATTTAGATTTAAAAGAATTAAGTAAAGATCCCGATTCGCACATAAACAAAGTGTGCTCGGTTTTATATAATGTTATAATTAATGACAAGAACAACAACTGGTCGTTATTTTTACCTAGATTTGTAGAGATTAGACATGATAAAGACCAAGCAGACGATTTAAAAGAAAAATGTAAATAAATGATACAAGAATTATTAACGGAAAAATTAAGGCCAAAAGAATTAAAACATATGATCCTTCCAGAAAGGATTAAAGGATCATTCGAAAACGGACTTCAACAAAATGTTTTATTAGCTGGATCACCAGGATCTGGTAAAACTAGTATGGCTAAAATTCTGATAAGGAATCATCCCTATATTTTTATAAACGTATCTGATGAGAGCTCAGTTGAAACAATAAGAACTAAGGTACATGATTTCTGTTCTACTGTTTCTATCCTTGACGGAGAGAATCGAATAAAGATAGTAGTACTAGATGAGTTTGACGGTGCATCAGATCAGTTCTATAAAGCTTTAAGAGGTACAATTGAGAAATATGCTAAGACAACAAGATTTGTTGCTACGTGTAATTATATAAGTAAAATACCAGATGCTATAAAATCAAGATTTGAAGTTTATGATTTTGATCCAGTATCTAAAGAAGAAGAGGCTGAAATACAGACACAGTGGCAAGAAAGAATTTCTAAAATTCTTTCAGCTATGGAAATAGCACACAATGACAGAACATTAAAGTTATTTACTAAAAAATATTTTCCGGATATGAGATCAGCTTTGAATACAATTCAAAGATGGAATATTGATGGAGTGACAGATCTTACAGAACAG